TTAAAAACGTTTTATTAGGCTCTCGCTCTATCCTTTCCAGGATTTTTCCTAGATAATCAGTCGGGCAAAAAGCCACATCTCCATTAGAAATTGTGAAAATGAATTGCATGTAACCTGTCTGTGGCAAGGCTTGGCTTAGTCTCTCAGGGTGAGCATGGGGCTTGTATTCATAGCATAAGGGACATTTTTCTTTTCCCCATCGTTTTAGTTGACGCTGAAAACTAGATTCGCAGTAAATGCAGTTATATTTACATCCTACCCATGGGTTCCATTGTTTCACTGATAAAGGATACATATTCGTTTTCTTCATTTCCGCCGCTCCTCTAGCTTAAACTCATAGACAGTAACTATCAAATCAGGCTTCCAGCCTCCTGGCCCGTGGACTTCCTCCCAAGCCCTCTGAAACTCTTCTAGGCTGCTGTATCCTTCCTTTTTCACGTCTTCAAGGCTTATGTCTCCGAGCCTCTGCCTAAACTTGCGGGTTATCAAAATGTGCGCTTCAGGCTTACTAAACCAGCGGTCTCTAATGCCGTAAACACGCCCCACATGATAGTTTGCCGACTTGTCAGGAAGCCTTCGTGTCTGCGTCTTCCTTCCCGAAAGAATCAGCTCAATGTGCCACTTTTTGAAAAGCATAATCCAACTTCACCTGCCTGAAACGAAGTCATCAAGCTTCACCTGATGCGGATGTTTTTTACGCCATTCTCGATAGCATAGGTCACACATATACTCATCCTTCTCATAGTCTGGGCCATCTTCTCTAACCCTAACTTTCGTAATGGGATGGTCAGCAGAACACTCTAAACAGAAAATCCGCCCACACGTAGGGCAACATGTTCCTTGCGTCTGATCCTGAATTTCAACACCGCAAATGTCGCACATATACTGAGCGTCAGTTTCGTCTTCATTCACTATTACAGGCATGCATCGCTTCCTCCTCTTCTATGCAGGGCAAGCCTTTCTTTTGCTGCCAAAGGTTCCGCAGAACAATCAGCTTGGCTGTGTAGAAGTATCCGCCTTCACGAAGCTCTTTCCGTTCCGCCGTTATGCCCTTGAAATCCTCGCCCATAGTTTTAGCTTGCTCCATCTGATAAAGCTCCTGAGCCTTCTCCCAAATCATAGGTCTCACCCAAGGCCAAAATTTACCAGGCTGCCTCTGCTTCGACACGTAAGTAACGCTCCATCGTTTCTTTTTCAGAAAAATAGGGGCAAGCGTTTGATGTTAGCTGGTGTTGTTTAGCGAAGGCTCGAAGCATTTGACAGACCTTGTGAGGCGTTAAAGGCTCCTTTTGTCGGGTGTAGCAGGCTCTGTTCGCCATGATTATTGGCAGAAAAGAAAGAAGGGGGCAGTTTGGGCAAATCTTAGGTTCTGATTTGGACAATTTCTTCATACCTCAGGGTTTCTATTGCGTTTTCGATTTTGCTGTCTGGAATGGGAAGGTTTATGATGTAGTCTGCGATTCTTCGGGCTTCTTCTGTGGTTTCTGCTTCTACGATGAGGATTAATTCCACCAAATACTTGGGCATTGCTTTTCACCTTTTGAAGTGTTTTAGGGCGAAACGGTTTGCCTTTGTCTGTTTTCTGCTAATGTTAAGTCCACGGTAATAGTCTAAGAGGTGGCTAAACTCATGGAGGAAAATAAAGCGGGCGAGCTCGTTAGGGCTGTTGAAAGCGACTGTTTCGTTGATGTATTCGTAGCCTTGGAACGGGTGGAAAATCTGCTTTGTTCCGACTGCAAATTTCTGTGTGAACGGGTAAGTGACGTTTTTGTTTATGGCTATTGTGATTAGCCTTTGGGAGGGCTGGCATTTTCCGTGGAACGGGTGTTTGCCGTTATGCCATCTAATTTCGACTTTCCATTCGTCTAATGGCTGTGCAAGTTTTATTGGCAATTCAAAATCTTTTCCATATTCAACCTCCCAGCTTTCCCTGTTAACTAGGTCATCCAAAAAGATGGGAAGGTCTATGTTGTTTTCGACTTTCACAAGCTGATCCTCCTTTAAGTATCTCTTGGAATATTCATACGTAACATTTTACATATGTCCCTATCACTTAAGGGGTATATTTTCCTCACTTCCTTTAACAAGTTTACAAACTCTTTTTCCTTTACAATTTTGTGCATGCGCTCACCTCCTCTCCAAGTAAGGGATTAGAAAAAGAAAGGGTGGCGTTGTTGTTTGTGTAGAAGGCTTTAAATTCTTTTTGGAGACTTTCTAGTTCTTCTTGGGCGTGTAGAAGCTCTAAATCGTCTGCGTTTAGCTGGAAAAGCTCTGGGTCTCTCTTTTTCTTAGATTTAAGATTATTTATTTTCTTATTTTCTTCTTTAATCTTTTTTAAGATTTTTTCTATTTCCATTTTTTCACGCTCGCCTTCTAACTTTGTCGGCTTTTCTAAAAATGGCTTAGAGTTGCTTTCTTGTGAGAAAATAAGCTGCAAAAACGGCGGATTTCACGTTTCCGTGCAGCAAAGCGGATTTTCCATGTGAACTTTTAGAATTTTAAAGTTTACTTTTCAGTTCTAAGCGTGAAAGTGACATGGACGCCATGGAAAAAAGTTGGACTTTTTTAGGCCCCAGGAGCTATTACAAAAAAAGTTTTATGGACATTTATTAAACGCGAGAGCCTAAAGTGAGGAGATAGAACAATAACACTATACGGAGATAAAAATGGCAAGAATAGACATAATCATACCAGATGATTTAGAACAGCGGTTCAGAGAGGAAGTCTTTAAAAGGCTTGGGATGAAAAGAGGTAATATGACTCTAGCTATTCAAGAAGCAATAGAACAATGTATAGAGAAAGGTGACGAAAAGAAATGAGTCAAACTAAAGCTGTTGTAGAAACAATAAAAATACCCTTGGACCAAATTAAACCAAGTCCTTATCAGCCAAGATTAACCTTCGACTTAGAAGATATTCGAGAAAGCATCCAAAGAGACGGGATACTGATTTCATTAGCTGTCCGAAAGAAAGACGGATACTATGAGCTTATTGACGGAGAGAGAAGGCTACGCCTTGCAAAAGAACTTGGATACAAAACCGTTCCATGCGATGTCATTGATATTGACGACGTAATGGCAAGACGAATGATTTACAAAGTGAATAAAGCACGCAAGGACTACACCCCTGAGGAAGAAGCAACATTCTTTAAAAAATTAGTTGAAAAAGAAGGGATGAAGCCATATCAAATAGAAACAGACCTTGGAGCTGACCATCAGTGGGTTCAAGCATGTTTGAACGTATGGAGATTCCCCAAAGATATTCGAGATAACATTTTCGGATTGACCCGCGGGTCAAAAGCTTTCAAAGTCTATATGACTGACATCCGAGATCTTGAACCCATTATCAATAGGAATATTGATGAAGCAATAGCTATCGTTAGAGAAATTATTGATAAACGAATGACCACGGACGAAAAAAGAGAACTGATCAGGAGACGAGAAAAGAAAATTGCTGAAGAAACTGTTGAAAAAGCAACAAAAGCTATTGAAAACATTGCACCCGAAGTAAAGGCACCCGAGACCCCTGAAGAATTTGAGGAAGCCGCTAAAGCATTGAAGAAGAGAGCAAAAGAACTTAAGACTCCTGAGCAGATACTTGAGGAGAAACGGGAGAAAGCTAGAAATGCTTTGGTGAAAGGGAAGATCAGTCTTCTTTTTTGGATTGAACAAGCTAAGAAAATGAGGATTGACACCACAGAATTTGAAAAAAGGATCGAGAGGATCAAAGCAAAGATCGTTAACGATCCAGATGAAGCGATTAAGGAGACAAAACAACTTAAAGCTGATGTAGATAAGGCGATTAAGAACTTTGAGGAAAAAGAAAGAAAACACAGAATAGAGGAAGAGGCTGAGAAGAGGGCAAAAGAACTTGAAGACGCTGAAAGGCGAAGAATAGAGGAAGAGGCGAAAGCTAAGGCAAGAGAGGAACTGCTGAGCGATACAAGGTTCGTTAGGGATTTCATAGAAAAAGAATATCCGCTTATGCGAGAAGTCTTAGGAATAGAAGATTTGAAGAGGCAGTTAATGCAAAAATTGTTGGCAAATGTCCCTGAGGAGAAGATGGAAAGAGCAAAAGAGATTTTTGAAGAAGAAATTAAATCGCTTCAAAAGAGGATAGAGATATTTCCAGAGAAAAGTGCGAAAATTGAGCCCAAATTTGAATACCTAAAATTGATGGAAGAAAGGGGAGTAATACCTTACACAATTTGGGACTTCCAATACCGAGATGATTACGCTGGCGACAAGGATTTTCATGGAAATTGTTCTCCTCAAGTGGTTGAGCAGTGTATATGGCGTTTCACCAATGAAAGAGATTTAGTGTTAGACCCTATGGCTGGCTCGGGAACAACTATGGATGTCTGCAAGAGATACAATAGAAAATGTGTAGGATATGACGTTAAACCACCATCAAACAGAACGGACATCATTCGAAATGATAGTCGAAAAATTCCATTGGACAACGAATCTATTGATATGATATTCATTCATCCGCCATACTGGAATTTAACATATTTTACGAAGGCTGAGGAAGGGCTACCTGATTTATCCAGGGCTAAAACACCAGAGGAATTCTTGCATATGCTTAAGCAAGTCTTTCAAGAGTGTTATCGAACACTGAAGCGTGGAAAATTCATGTGCGTTTTGCTTGGCGACCTAATTAGAGATGGACGTTTCATTCCGCTTTGTAGAGAGGCAACAAGTGTTGCCGAAGAGATAGGTTTTATAGATTATGGGTACGCTATAAAACTTGCACATGGAGAAGTGAGCAGAAAGAAATCAGGTGTTATAATAGCAGAGCCAATATATACAAAGAATCTAAAAATAAGTCATGATTTAGTGATGTTCTTCAGGAAGCCTGAACTTCATGGAAATTGACCGCAACTATTGGAAAGAAATCTATGGAACAGAGTGGAAACCAGGGACCAGTCGAGTAAAGCACGTATTGAAAGTCCTCAAGAAAAGATTCCCAAACCTAACAATAGAGCCAACAGAATATGCTCTAAGTGAAGGGTACATACCACCTAATGAGAAGCATAAGAAGCATGAACCTAACATTCTAATAAAATACGATGATATCATAATCTGCGACATTGAGGTAACAGGCTCAGATATAGAAATGATTCCACCAGATGATATTTTCATCCTAAGAGGAAAATACCTAGCGGCTCAGAAAAGAAAAAGAGAAGATACAGATACATGGTTTTACACGGTCTATCAGAACTCAGAATACGTGCTGGATTTAGAACTCATACAAAAATTTAATGCGGATAAGGCTCAAGAGAAGTATCTTAAAGGCGTCCCTGAGTGGTATATCCAAATTCCATGTGCAGAAGCGTATCCAAAAGAAAAACTGTTCAAGTGGATTGAGAAAGAACTAGAAACTCAATGACATAACCTCAGTTTGCAACAACGAAGGAAGGCTAAACCTTAATTTGCAACACAAACCTCATTTATGCAACAGAACCTTAATTCCCTATGATTTTTCCCAAAACAGGTAAACTTTAGTCTGCATTAGGAAGCCGCAGACTTTGATTAAGTGCGAAAGCCTTTCAAGGCTGGCTTTCATTACTTCTTTGGCGTAAACTTCCTTCCTTCCGAAGGGAACATGGCAGAAAAAGTATTTCATAAAGCGTGCATGACAATGTTTAATGAACGCTTCCCTCAACTTTTCTAGGCCTTCATCGTTTAGGGTTTGGAGGTTATTCAAAACGTATTTCTCGCTGCCCAACAGTTGAATGTTAAAGCCGAGATGCTGTAAAATTTCCGCAATCTTTAAGGCTTCTTTAGGCGGTGGCTGCTCAGCTATTTTCCTCATTTCAGCTTTCTCTCCGAACGGGTTATATTTCGCCATGACAGCGGGCATTTCCACGTAAGGCGTTCCAGCCTTAGCCAAGGTTTCCTTTACAAGCTTGACGCCTAAGCCTATAGTGCGGTATTTCGGATGAACAACAACTCGGCTGATAATGCTCAATTTCTCATTCAGCTCCTTCATAGACATCTTTGGCAGAACAAGCCTACGCCCGAAACATGTTGGAGGCGGATAGCAGTAGACTATTACACCGCATAATTCGTCGCCACGTTTCAAACAGAAGATTTTGCGAGGACCAACTATTTTGTGGCTTCTGTAATGGAAGCCTGCAAGCTTACGCCAATCCTCAGTGGTGCCTTCGTCTACACACATTTCCCTGACAAGACTGCATTCTTTGGCAGGCTCATTTGTGTAGTACACTATACAGATTTCTTTTCCAAATCGCTTATGAATATGTACCGAAGGGTTCAGATCCCCCAGGAGATCCGTGTGTGTTGTGGCCGCCAAAACTGCTTTGCCTTGCTGTCTTGCGAGTTTCTGAAGGTTAAAAGCAACTATTTTGGCTGTGTCCCTGTCAAGCGTAGCCATAGCTTCATCCATTATCCAAAATTGAGCCTTACTCTCTATCATTTTCGCTATTTTGTAGCGGTATTTTTGTCCGTCGCTAAGCTGCTCATAACTGCGAAGGAAAAGGAAAGCGTCGTTTAGGCCTACTTTGCTGAGAAGCTCTAAGCCTTCTTCAAGGGTTTCGCCAACAGTTTCGATTAGTGGTTTACCAATGATTGGTAAAATATCATTAATGTTAATGTAGCTTAAGCCCAAGTCTTGTTTGATGTCCTTCTCTAAGGCTTTGAGTAGAACACTTTTGCCCGAGCCTGAATCGCCTGTTATGAGTGTGATGTCCGTTGGCCCAATTTTCAACTCAACATTATCGTAAATCACAAACTTTTCCCACTGGTCTAAGCCTAAGCCAAAGGCTTCAGCAACGCTTTGAACTCTATACGATGGCTCTGGAGCAGCAGTTTCATACGCTATGTTGATTAGGAACTTGCCAGTCGCGCGGTCAAATTTTCTTGCGTATTGGGTTATGCGGAAAAACTCTCGCCTTTTTATCTTGTTACACCTTCCACTTGTTTCCGCTTCAGCTTCTCCCTGAGCCTTTTCATTTTATCCTTGCCAACACTCATTAGCCCGCCACACCCTTCTTGGCTTTTCTGGGTAAGCCTTCCTTAACTTTGCCAGCCACATGCAAGTTGCCTTCCCCATCCAACATCATTAGCACCTTGCCTTTCGGATTTAGAAACGCCAAGCCCTTTTTGAAACCGAGCTTTTCAGCTTCTGTTATTCGGAAGTCATTTTGGAAGGTGATATCTGCATGTACCCAGTTAGTGCAGTTGACGCTTACAGCAACCGACAATGTGTTTACAGCTATGGAATCAGGGCTTAACGCTTCTCCAGCATGATTGTGGACTTGAGCATGATGGTCGTTAGGTCCTACTCCAGTTAATGATGCGTGGCTGTGCGTGTGACTTGCTGGTTGATACCTTCCATTTGGGTTAACATACATTGGGTCGAAACCTGCACCTTCAGCCTCAAGCACATAGCCCGCTGTTCCTTCTGGAAACCTTGCCAATGGGAAGCGTCCACTCGTTATTTTAGAAGCATCTAAGCTTGGAATGTCACCAGCAGCAAGCAATGCATACATAGGGTCAAAACCGGCACCGTACGCTCTTAGGAATTTCCCGCTGTCACCTTCTGGAAGTCTCGCTAATGGAAAGCGTCCGCTTGTGATGATGCCGGCTGCTGCTGCCACATTCTGCAAAACACGAGCGGAGGTTATCACAGTGAAACCGCCTACGTTGAGCCAGCCTAAGTCGCCAACGCCGTTGACGTAGAGGTTGCTCCATTTCATTGCACTGTTGCCCAAGTCATAAGTGGAGTTCGCGTTAGGCAGAAGGTGAACTGCTACTCCGCCACCTAAGGCTTTAATGGCGCCTGCAAGGTAGAGGTCTCTCCAACGTTTTGGAGTGGTTCCCTCGCCAATGTCATAAGTGTTATCTACGCCGGGAATCAAGTGTGAACTCATGCTAAGATTGACAACGTTAATCTCCTTCCAACGTTTAGGCGTGGCTCCGCCCAAACCGAGACTTCTCACGTTGTCTCCGTCAGGAATTATGTCTCCTGAACTTTCAAACTGGTTTGCAGCTATTCGTTTAAGCCATGTGTCTAAAGCTGAAGCCCCACCGGCTCCGAACTGGAGCATGTTAGCGCTTAACCGTACCTTAGGATTTGCCTCTCCAACAGTTTTAATCTGCATGTATCCGTCAGTGTATAAAAGCAAGTAAAGCGTGTGCACTTCTTTCCAACGTTTTGTTTCATTTCCGAAAACGCCGTGTTGATCATCACTTGGGTTAAACTGATGATCTAAGAGAGCTGTTCCAGCCTTGTTTTTAGTGCGAAAATTGATTATTGCTGCTTCATCATTGACGGGACCGATATAGTTGGGGCATATCCACCCTATAATCTTATCCCATCCGCCAGCATTCTCAGACCATGGAGCACCCGTTTGGTCGCCTGCTTCATGTCCAGTGTGATGATTTCCTAAGCCTCCGCCAGCCATTTGGGGAATAGTGCCTTTACCAAGTTTTGTGCGTGCAAGCTTTTCCACTGTAACTGTTGTGGCTCTCAAACCGTATAAGTAATCAGCAAGTAATGGTGGAACCTTTCCAAGCTCAAGCGTTATCTCCAAAGTCTGGGTTTTAGCGTCCACACGGTATTCAACGCTTTCCACACGAAAATCTGAATCAACATTCTCGTTCGGCAATGTAACGTGAATCTTGTCACCCGCCAAAATAGGAGTAGTGCCATAATCGATAACGGTGCTTCGCACCGTAAGGTATTCTGCTGGAGCCTTGAAATAGTCAAGTAAGGCTTTAGCCCTCAAATCGCATTCAGTGTCGCTTACAAGTTCATCATCTGTTTCCGTCAGCTCTCTTAGTCCGTAAGCGGTTTGGCTTGCTGTGTCTTCTCTGATAGCCAAATATCTGCAACCGTCATAATATAACCCGTCAACTCTAAAGTCTGCTGTTCCTGTTAGTGTATTTATAGAAACTTTATGGAAGAGGATTCCTTGAATGTTAATGAGTGAAGCTGAACCAACCTTGTGAAGCTTCCCGTTTGGATTTGTGCTGGCGTTATAAATGTTTTCTTTTGACAATATGATTTCGTTAAGTCCCCATCCTTGTGCAATGTTTGGTACATTTAGGTCGGCCCAATTAACTTGGAAATAGTTAGATGCATCTGGAGCCAGGATTCTGATGTAACTGTTTGAAGAGTCAACGTCATAAAGGTCTCTTGTAAGCCACATTATAAGTTTAAGAGGATTGCTCACAGAGTCATGGGTCTTTTTGAAGTCTAAATCATATCCTTCAGTTGGGATGTCCTTATAACATCCCAGAAACTTTGAGCCTACTTTCTGCCAATAAGTTTGTAAATATAAATGTCCTTGAGATGCACTCCAACCATCTAAACTGTTTTCTGTCCAAGAATCCTTATCCGCAGGAATGCTTTTGTTAGCTATGCCATAAACCTTAATTTTGTTGCGAATGCGAACTATGTCCTTTCGGTACTCGCTAACCTCAATCTTCTCAGTAAGGCTAATGGGTGAGGTTTTGCTGTTTTTGGGGAAAAACTCGAATTTTCCGTCAGGAGCTACACGAAAGTCATATCCGATCACGCCGGCAATATCAGATGATTCAGCAATGTATTTCAGAATGTCCCATACTGGCGAATTTTCATATTCCAAATGCGTAAACGTAGTATCCGTACTTTCCACAAGTTCCGTACTATCTCGGACGTGGCTTAGACCCGCGTAAGAATCCATCAGATCCTTAACGATGTCCTCTCCTTTCTGGCTTTCATACTCTTTTGTGACTACTCTACGGAAAAGCTTCTCTCCCCAACAACGTCCGCTAACACGAATGTAATTTTCTGTTGGTGTGGATTCGTATTTGGCACTTTCAACACGGCATGTTATAATCTGTGGAACATTCGTGCCTCTCCCGATGTCTATGTGCCCATCCAAGCCAACAGTGATAGGCGATGTTCCGCCCGGACTATACTTTTTATCCCAGTTCTGAAGCAAAACCTCAAAGCTGCTTACCTCTTTCGTGCAACCAAGATGAACCCTTAAATCGATTACATCTCCTTGAGGTGGAGCCACAGAACCAAAGGCAATTGCAACCTTAGGAATTTCAACACTCACTACTCTACACCTCGCCTATACAGTTCCTCTTCACCTGCACGAGTTATTGAACGACCACGAGATGGCATTTCACTCGCAGCTTCATTGAAGCCTTGAACTGAAGATGTTGCAGCGTTCATTTGACCTGCAAAATATGCCATGGCTGCGGCGGCAGCGATTATCACGCCTATTCCAACTCCGGTCAAAGCCAGAAAAGTCGCATGACTGATGTTAAGGGCGTTTTGGGCTGCTGTTGCAATCCATGTTGCTGCCGCTTTAATCTTGTAGGCTACGGCTGAGACTATGCTTGCTGAAGCGTTAGCCGATTCTGCTGTCGTGTTTAGGGCTATGGATGCCGTGTGACCCGTTGTAAGAACCGTGAGATAGCTTTTTAGGCGAATGAATGTAGAAACAACCGTTATAACAGCCAATATAGTTCTCGCCCATTTAGCAGATTCTTTGTCGACAATGCCAAAATCTCCAGCAAGGCTGATAACGGCGGAACCCATGCTAACAACGCTTGTAAACGCCATACCCACTGTTCTCAAGCTCACGGTTGTGGCTTCGGCTTTGGTTTTAACCTCTTCAAAGGCGGGGGCTGAGGCTCTAACGTTTTCTCCCATCACAGAGGCTTCAACTCCTGTCTTGTGGAACTCCGCTCCAGCAACGCTAACAGAACCTTGGATTCTGCTGGCCATGGCTGAGGCATCAGCGCCCACACGTGCGAACTCACTGCTTGCAAGGTTTTCAGCAGCAATGGTTATGGCTAACTCTTGAAAACTCATGTCTCACTCCTCGCTGTTTCTATGGCTGCATTCAAAGCCCACTTCAAAACTCTTTCAAGGTTTGGAAAGTTGAGGTTGAAAGCTTCGGTTAGGAAATACCGTGGCTCAGTGTAGCGTGTGCCAAGCTCCACATAAGCTGCATAAGAAGCCCTTGCTCCTACGGTTAAAACCCAATCTTCAACCTTATGGTAAATGCTGTCCCGCAGGAAGCCCGTCCTAACAGGACACATGCGCCTTGCATCCATATGTATATCCGCCCCAACACGATCCAAAGCACGACTCACAGACGTGTGCATTAAACGGGGCAGCCTGTCCAGTGCCCTTTGTAATTCTTCGATTCCTTCAACGTTCATTCTAAACTCAATCATCGCAGCTTCGTCTCCCTCTTGGCTTTCTCCATTTCTTCTTGCGTTTGCCTGTCCACCTCGTTCAGAATCACGAGGAATTGCTGGATTGTTTTTGCTGGCTGTCTTCGGAGCTGCTGTGGCGTCCACCCGAACTCTTTACAAATTCTGTATTCTGTGACTGCTGGGTGAGGTTTGCCTCTTCGGATTGCTCTGACAAAAAACGATTCTCTTCAACCGTTAACGTGTTAAGTCGATTCGCAATTTGGCTGAAAAGCTCCCCTAAGCCTATTGGAACACCACTTTCCTCGTTAAGCAGCTTCTCAAGGGTTATCGGCTTGTGCTCTGGCTGCTCCTTAAGGCTTGCCATTATTGTCTCTGCTTGAATAGCCACGTAATCGCTACTCTGAACCTGCCCCGTCATTTGACTGTATTTAGTATGTTTCTGAATAATTCTCGAGCGCCTTGCCCAACTGATCTCGCCAAAGATATAGCGTCCAGCATACTCCTTGCCAAACTTTTCATCAATTTCAATGGTTTCTGTTCGAATTTTGAATCATCTCCATAACAGCTAATCGGTTTTTAATGGCGGTGTTTATGTCTTCAAGTACTATTTCTTGCATCCACTTAGGCATGTTGAGAATCCGAACACCCAGCTTTTCCCACATCCTCATCCACTTCTTTTTCAGTTCAGCCTCACGACCAAAATACTTCAAAACCTCAACTTCCGCCATTTTAATCGCCTCAGCTTATCAACACGTCTCTTGCAGCAAACTTGGCTTTCAAACTCACAAGGTCCTCAATGCGTGTTGGAGTAGCCACATCCTCCCACTTGCAATACTTGAACAAGGCACT